AAGCAAAGCTTTGCGCTGCTTGATTTACTGTAATCGAACCGACTGCTTGTGCGTTATCGGACATATTTACCTCTTAGTTTAACAATCATTCTGCTTTCGGGGGTCTTCCCCGTCTGCGAACAAGGGCAACTTCTGCCATCTTGCCTGTATCCATGACAGAGCGTAACTTAGCTCTCAAGATGTCTATCGTGGTCAAAAGCAAATAAGCTTGCTCTCTGATAGGACCTTCCATTAATTTGGAAGACCTGATCTCACGATAACAGTCATCTTCAATTCGCTTTAACATCTCATTGAGGAGTTCATCCTCAAGAAGTAGTCTGGCTCTGTCTCCTCTTGCGAGGTTAATTTCTAGATCGTCCATTTACATCATTGGTTGGGGCTGTTGAGGGACTTGCGTCTGATTCATTGCAGCTTGTTGGCGAATTAATTCTCGGTCACGATTCATTGCGGCATCTATTTCCGCACTTTGAATTTGTACACCATATTTCAATTCTAGCTCATATCTACGCAAAATACCATCTTGCTCAATACGATCTCTTTCACGATCATCAGCCATAATCATTCTTTCACGATCTAACTGTAATTCAGCGGCTTTCTTTTGAATATCAGCTTGAATAGATTGTGCCTGTACTTGAGCCAATATCTCCTCTGGAGTTGGCTTTGGTGCAGGTGGTTCTGGCAACTGGAAATCATTAGGTAATTGATTAAAGTAATTAGCCGAATCTTTAATTCCTGCCAACTGCAACATCTTAGTTAATGTGTTGGTGTACTGTGGTATTGATACAACAGGATTATTAGGACCAGTCTTTTCAATCAACATTTCCTGACGGGCGGCTACCTGATTCAGAATATTAATTCTGTCTTCAATAGTGCCATCACCAACACCGACATTAACAATCACATCCATCTTTGCATCCCATGATCTTGGGTCAATAGGAACAAAGGTGTTACGCAAACGCACCATACGGGCACGATCTTGGTTCTCAACTACCAACTTTAGGATGCCAGTAAATAGCTTACGCAAACCAGTTTCAGCAAAAATGCGAGCAATCATCTCAATGTGCTGATGAGCGGCATTTACAGTCGCAGATACAGCGGCTTTAGTGGTACTCTGAAGAGCATCTGCATCTAACCCTGCGGCAGCTTTAGAAATGCCTGTACGGGTCTGTTTAATGTCATCCAAGTAGTCCAACATTGGGAATGCGGCTTGACCAACAAATGGAGTTGTAAAGGGCTGAACCATACCTGGCGCTCTCATGCGAATAACCGCACCCACTTCGGTATTCAGCACATCTTCCATGTTTGCCTGACCCTCAACAATCGCTGTACGGGGGTGGATAGATTGAGCCAAAGAGTCTAGGATGCCACGCTGAACATTAGACTTGATTCGCTGAATATCCATAACGACATCGGCAGGGCACATACCAAAGAATGTATGTGGCTCTGGATCTGGGCAGAAGTCAGCAAACTGTCGCTCAGAAACGATCTCATTGCGGATAACTTTGTTGCCAGTACCAATAGTACAAATCCTACGCATTTCAGCAATGCCATCGCCATCAAAGTCTACCTTTAAGTAGCCTTCAATGTACATAACACTCTTGCTTGATGGATCACCATTGTTTGCAGTACTGATTACCGCAAATGGGTTGCGAGAAGTGTATTCTTGGTTGTTGTCAAAGTCATTACCATTACCAGATTGCTCAACCATTTCCTCATAGTCATAACCCATAGCGACTAGATCGGAAACAGTCTTCATGGTTCTGTGACCAACAAATGTAGCATCCTCAATGGATTTTGCTCTGCGGTCAATCAAGAACTCTTCTGGTGGCAAAGCCTCAATCTTTACTTTGCCAGATTTAATTCTGCGCTTGATCTCCACATCGTACATCATGGGTGGTGGAGTCATAATGCCTTGAGCTTCATTCATTGGCTCAGTACCAGGCACTGGATACTCACGCACCGCAGAGATCTCTACATTGGGATCACTGGTCAACATCATCATGCTTTGTTCATCAAGCATGGAGAATGACTCTGCACGAACTTCAACAGACTCATCCCACCAGTACTTCACAATACCGCACTTGCGAACCAAAGCATCTTTAAATGCTGAGTGGAGAATCTTAAAGCCAGGATTATCCCGCTTGAAGATGAAGTCAACATAGTCTGTAGCTTGTTCAGCATTCTGAACATCTTCAGGTCCTTGTGGTGCGAACTCAACCACACGCTCTGGGCCAAAGAAAATACGCATCAGGCTTGGCAAAATACCCTGTACTGTATCTCGTACATCCATTGATACTACTTGTGAACGACCATCTTCTTCGTCACCAAAGAGATCTCCATAGTAGTACTCAGTTGCTAATGCTCGATTGCCACCAATGTCATCATCAATGAAGGATATTGCATCAGTAATTTCGGCAGAGATAACACCTTGAAGTTGCTCTTCAGACATTACCTCATCTTCCTCCATTTGGCCTTGGAGGGTTTCTGCCATCAACATTGGGTTTTCTTGCATATTATTTCCTTATCGTGAGCCGATATAAGGGAGGATTCCAGAGCTAGTATTCTGTAGTAAAGAAGGGATGCCACCAACGTAATTGTTAGCCATACCACCATATGCCATACCTGCTTGGGGGAGCATGAGAGATTTCTCATCTTCTTTAGGATTAAAAGAGTATTTAAATGCGGAGTTAGCCATATCGCCCATTGTGGCGTTTGGATCTGTGATGCCTTTAAAGGCTTCTACTGTTGGGGCAACTTGTTGGTTAACCATATTGCCAATACTAGAACCAATAGATGCTGGCGCTGCGGCACTTGCTCCAACTTCTGCCATAGCACCTTCTGTGGCGGCTGATTTAAGCGATTCCATAAAGGCGGCAAGTAAGGCTTCCATTATTCTTCCTCGTCCATTTCGTATTCTGTTTTAGCCATCATCAACATATTCTGCTGATTCTTGGTCATTTTCTTGGTGATAGGTCCACCAGATAACCATGCGGCACAGGTACGCTCACCTGCACATTTAAAGTCAAACAGCTCACAATAACCCAGATTAGCCGCACCTTGGACATCTTTGGCATAGCCATCAGTCTCTTCATCAATACCTTTTAAGATGCAGTCTAGCATCTCAGGGGTTTGGATAAAGGCAGCGCAATTACCGCAACGCATCTCTTGAACATCATCAATAGATACATCCCACATATCAGCAAGGTTCTGCCAGTACTCTTCGTTTTCCTCTTCAGGATTAGCAGGACCATAGTCAACATTCTTGATAGCCCAATTACGAGCCTTCAAGTTAGCTTCAATGTCATAGGTTGCGATAGGGCATTTCATAATCACCACTTTACTTTGTTAGCCCAGAACGCTGCACTCATCTTGCCTTTGGCAATATTCTGAGCATGACGGGCTTTGAATGCTTCGTTTCTCTTAGATCCATCGGGACTGCCAGAAACACCTTGTTGACCAAAGCGAATTAACTTTACTTCGTCACCAGATTTAGCCAATACAGCATGGCTTTTCTTTGGGTGGTTAGGAGTCTTCTTTGGTTTGTTGTAACCAGAAAATTGCTCAGAACCACGCTTAATCATTTTTTCTTAGCAGTCTTAGCCGCTTGTTTAAAGTCTTTATCAGTAGGAGCGCCCTTAGTGCCAGGTTTACGCATCTTTTCCTTAGAGCCAGCCTTTATGCGCTCTTGTTTGGCATTGATGTTGGCGTAAAGACCTTGTTTCATTTCTTGCTCCGATTGGTAGCGGTTCTAGATCCACGCTTGGGCATAGCACGGGCTTCGCTCATTGCGATAGCGACAGCTTGGTTTCGGGATTTAACCTTCTCACCAGAGGAAGACTTGAGCTTGCCACGCTTATATTCCCCCATTACCTTGCCAATCTTGTTGGCGGCATCATCCATGTTCATAGGAATCTCCAATATAGGTTTCTTGATATTACCATAAATAAAAAAAAGAGCTACTTATTAGGTAGCTCAAAGTGGCAACGGCAATCAGACAAGTCCTCGGATTAACCTTTTAATCGGTTTACCCCAAGAATTGTTTGATCCCCATGAGATGGTGGCGGCATCTGAGGCAAATGTCAACACAAAAGCATCAGCCATGTCAGGAGATTTAAGTCCCCTCCTGCGAATATCATCCTTGGATTCAATCTTAATCTTGCCGTTAGAAGTAAATGTATACCTGACAGTCGCCAGTTCTCCGATTAAATCCTCGTTATTAGGGATCTTACAGTCTCTTTTCTCTAGCCAAGCCTTGGCCTTGTGCCACAACTCCGCTCTCAAGTTTAGATAAGTTCCACCCATTGCAGGACTCTCGGAGACATTAATCCCCCTAGCGGGAAGCTTTAGTTCTCTTAGTCGGTCAACAACACCTGCTCCCAGACCAATAGAGTCAACCAAAATCTCGGCAGGTCTACTCTTGTGGTCACAGGCTTCGTACTGGGCCACCACAGCACCTGTTAACTGCATCAAGTCCAGATTCCTCCACCGCTCTAGGGTGTGGACTACGTTAGATTGACGCTTACACAAAACTGACGAGTCTGATCCGAAACGAGCTACGTCTAGTCCCCAGACAATAGGAGCATCTTCGTAAGCTCTGGTATCTCGATGTTTGGCAGATTCAAGTAGTTCCATAGGAATAATCGTGTCATCATCACTACGGGGGAACTCTCCCAGAACACGAATCCTGAAAGCGTTACTTTCCTCGCCATAGCGGGATTTCATGTCTTCTACATACTCTTTACTGACACGAGTAGAGTCAATACAAGAGACTCGTCTAGTCCACCACTCGTCTTTTAATCTATTATGTGTGTCAAAAAAGAACCCAGAAGACCTAACAGGGTTGCCCAATAGGATGGTCAGAGCGTTATGTCCAGACATAGAACCCGCAGCGGCCTCAAACACCGCTTCAGGAACGCCAGAAGCCTCGTCTGCTACCAACATCACGTTATCAGAGTGAACACCTTGTAGAGCCTCTGGTTGTTCTGCTCTACTGGTTCTAGCAGAGATAAACGCCTCAGTAGCGGAAGCTTTAAGTTCTATCCTCTCTTGTTTGACATCAAGTAGCTCTTGGATAGGTTGGGGTAGTTCTTTGACCCATCTCTTTAGTTCAGCAAACAAAGCATCATAAAGTTGGGCAGAAGTAGGGGCAGTCACCACTACTTTCACAGGATACCTGGTTAACAAGAACCACAACATAGCCCAAGAAGCAGTTGTTGACTTACCAACTCCGTGACCAGAACGAATTGAGATCTTCCGCTCACCAGAGGCTACAGCGTTCAAGAAGTCTTGCTGCCATTCATCAGGCTCTACTCCCAGTACTTCTTTGACGAAAAGAACAGGATCAGCCCTATACAGGGTGATGAACTGGATAAAGGGGTTATTCATTGTTTTCCAATGTTATGGGTTCTACCTTACCCATATGCTTTAAAGCTTGGAGGTGGAGGTCACCCAAAGAGATATTTACTTGGGTTTTGGCAGTGTCCCCATAGTTCTCAGGGTCTAACTTAGAAGCCATCCACTTACGGGTATCGACCTGGAGCCTAGCTTTGTTAACACCACTGTTGGATGTCTCATCAGCCTCATCAGCAATCTCTAAAGCCTCTTCCGCCAGTTTCTCAGCCTTTAACTTTCTAGCCTTCAGGACCGCATCTCTTCGCTCATCAGTATGGTTTATCCAGAAAGACAACATCGGTCTAGAACACTCTATGAACTCAGCCAAGCGTCCAATAGTCATTCCCTGCGCTATGTGCGATGTCACAAACTCTATCCCTCCCAGACTCTCTATCTTCTTTTCCAACGCTCTCCTCATAGGAAATCCTGCCATATCTTCTCCTTGATTTAATGTCTACAAATTCTAAACTATAAAAAAAATTTTTGGAGGACTCTTTTATTCCTGATAGGGGGTGGGTGGGGGTCTATCTGTGTTTATGTGATTTGATGTGTGTTTGTGTCCCCTGCCACAGCGCCCCCCTCCATTTATCGATAGGGGGGGGTAAACCCTTACTGGTAAACCCTACCCTTACGTAGAAACCCTTAAGGGTAAACCCCTAGGTACTAACCCTATCAGGGTAAACCCTACTGTGTTTTGGTCCAGTACTGTACATCCCTGCAGCCTGGCCTTCCATACAGTAGTAGAAACCCTTAGATCTAAATGAGAATGATTCTTATTCGCATCTTGTCTCATGGGCGCAAAGGATGTAGTTAGAGGGATCTTTGTGGAGTTTCTATATAAGGTTTTTCTTAATGTTTAACCTACTCCCTCTATCCTTATATTCCCCTCTATAACCTCCTATCTAATCCCTTATAAGAGTAGAAGCCCTAGTAATGGGTTATCCCTTTATTCTTTTTTCTAATTGTAGCTACAAAATCAAATTGAAAACTCAGGTTCTAAGGGTAACTACTGATAGGGTTTTGGAGGGGTCAATAGAATCAACAACTTATGAGAGTTGGCACGATTCTATTATGCTATATAGGTGAGAGGGTAGATTTTTGGCTCTCTCATTCATCAACTCAAATAGGTGTTAACACAATGACGAAATCAACTTATCTGACAACCCGTAGATCTATCCGTGAAAACGGCTTACGCTACACCACGCACCACGCACAAAACACCAGCGATATTGCAACACTCACAATTTGCGACTTTGTGGCCAACACAATGCGGCTGACTGACTGGCTGGCTATGCGTCAATCGTTTGCCCGCAATGAGAG